AACATTGGCAGCTATGGCGATCTAACCATGCTTGCAGTCCGCGCACGGGCAACCGCAAATCTCAATGACAACTCGGCAAGAAAGATCAATGTCGAGTATCGGCGTAAACTCCGCACTTGGTCTCCGGCGGGGTGGGCACCTGCAACAGAGACGCGCTCAATCGTTTGGGCATTCTGTGACATCTTGACCGCACCCTATGGGGGCAACTTGTCAGATGACTATTTAGACTTGCCAGCTCTTTATGAGCTTGACCAAGTCCTGACATCAGAAGGCAGGTTTTTTGACTACGTGATTGATAAGAGTTCCAGCGTTTGGGAAGCCTTGAAACTGGTTGCCAGTTGTGCGCGGGGTGTCCCCATGATCGACAATGGCTTGATCACCATCATTGTTGACCGTTTACAAACACAGGTCACACACCTTTTCAACGCTGAAAACATCGTCTTTGGCACGCTCAAAACTTCGGCATCATTTTTCAAGGAGGAAGAATTTGACTCTTTGGAGGTTGAGTATCGCAACCCAACAACTTGGAAACAAGAGGTTGTGACATGCGCTCTTGCGGGTTCGGCAAGCGAGAACCCGGACACCATGACACTCGCAGGTGTCACAAGTCGCGATCTTGCATTTGTTGATGGAATGAAAATCATCTCAGACCGTAAAAAACGGCGCAGGGAAGTTACCTTTAGGACAGGGCTTGAGGGTTTTCTGGCCACATACAATGACCTAATCCGTGTCGAAGATGACACTTTTGGCCTGTCTGCAAACATGGGTGGTGATGTGCTCGGCATCGCAAGCGACAATGTCACAATCACACTTTCAAACGATGTCACCTTTGTTGACGGCCAAGAATACACAATCCGTTTGCGTGGCATAGATGGCACCATTTACGGGCCTTATGTAGTCACAGCGGGTTCGGCGGCAAACGTGGTGGTCTCAGCCACAAGTTTGGCGGTTGAGGACATCCTACCACTAAGAGACAGCGATGGATTCGTTAATGTAGTTACGCACAGCCCTATTTACGAGCTGGGCGGCGGCGTGTCATTTGCTAAAAATTGTGTGATCACACACCTTGAACCGGGCGACGATGACACGGTGGCAGTCACTGCGGTTGAGTATGACCCAAGCGTATATGACAATGACAGTGGGGCGACCACTCCCGGCACAGGTGGCACACCATCTCTGATCGGCTCAAATGCATTGCCTGTGGTGTCCTCGATCACGCTTACCCTACTTGGTGAGGATCTTTTCAGGGTCATCTGGATTGGTGACGCTGAGGCAGAGTATTACGTGATTCAGATTTCGACAGATCCGACAGCATTTGTCGGTGACTCAAATGAGGCATGGCAGACCGTAGCGACCATTTACGGGCAGACTTACACCGATATTCCGGTAGGGGCTAGTGTGTTTTACGTCCGCGTTGCGGGTGTTAGTGCGCTCGGTCAAGGCCCTTGGGTTGCCACAGGGTCACAAACTACTGACGACTATTTTGCAGCACTCTCTCTACCGACTGGCACAGTCACAGCCGGGTATGACTCTCTTGTTATCACATGGGGTGCGCAAGATGACGCGGACTATTACGAAATTTTTATAAGTGAGACCGACCCCGGCGGGGCCACACCGACCGTGCAAGCCACAGTTGAGACAAACAGTTTCACGCTCACCGGCCTCGATGGTGGTGCAATCCGCTATTTCCGAGTGCGCTCGGCGCGGGTGCTCCCAAGTGGCACAATTATATACTCATCTTGGGCATCTATCTTTTCGGGGACCACACTGGCGAGAACCCCAGACAACCAATCGTTTTTTGGCCCTACCGAACCTTCAGACCCTGGTATCTTGGGGGCTATCTGGTTTGACACAGATGATGACAACCGCATTTACCGCTGGGATGGCACGGACTGGGTTGACGCACAGAAACTAATCAGGGCAATTGACATCGGCGCGGGCGCGGTGGAAGCCGACTCAGTAGGGGCAAATCAGATCATCACGCAAACGGCGAACATTGCAGATGCGGTAATAACAGACGCGAAGATCGCTAATGTCACAGCAGGGAAAATAACCGCTGGAACAATCACAGGGCAGGAAATTAAAATTGCGGGTTCTGGTGGCTCCATCGAATCAAGCAACTTTGTTGCGGACACTTCGGGCTTTCAGGTTTTGGGGACAGGTGAAGCAGAGTTTAACAATGTCAAGATTCGCGGTGCCGCAACAATTGAAGGGGCATTCCAAAGTGGTATAATATTGGTTGATGACGGTGTCTATTTGGCACGGTCTGACGCAATAACAAAGCTAGCTTTGCCCGTGGTGGCTAGTAGTGTTACAGCTAATAGTAATACTTCTCCTTTGATTTACATTTACGGTTGGGACGCAGTTGGTGCAAATACTGCTAACAGAGTGGTTAAAACAAGTGTAGTAGTGACTTTGTCAGCTTTTTGGAGTGGGCGAGTTGACTTTTTACCACTCCGCCTTGACGGCTCCATACAAAAGAGTGTGAACGGGGGCAGTTGGGCCACAATAGCAACCGGGCGTGCTGGGGGGGCAGAATATCAGTCGGGACAAGATTCCGAGTGGTCTGGCAGTGGTGCTTTTTCAGTGGTAGTTAATGTGACTTTTAGTTCAACAGACATAGTTTCATTTCGCTTTGTAGGTGAGGCGGGTGATTATTGCGGTTTGAACTCTTTGGCGTTCAACTGGTAGGATATTATGGCATTAGAAAAAACACACACTCTCGAAAACGGCGTTGCCGTTAATTACTGGGCGATAAAACAAGCCACCGAGTTTGATTATCACGCGCAAGTTTGCCGGTTGTGGATTCTGGCGTGGGTTAGTGCGACCGCAAAGAGCAACGGCTCCGGCTACGTGTCACAGGCGACACGCAATTACTATGTAAGCGTTGAGGACTTTAACACCTACTTTGCAGACTCAGTGCTTCAGGAGTCTGGCAAAAGCCCTGCTTCACAGGCTTACGCTTACATAATCGCAAAAGATCCTTTCTTTGCGGATGCAACCCTTGTCTAACGCGCTCGGCTCAGTTCCTGCAAGTTTTTGATCGCAGCGAGGAACCCTTTTTCATTTTTGCCTTTTTCCCGGACCACTTCAAGTGCCGCGTCATCAAAGGTGCCGGGCACAGTCAGACGGTAAACAAAGGTTTCTTCTGTCTGCCCGGTCCGGGCAAGGCGGGCGTTCCATTGGTTATACAACTCATTTGACCAAGTGGGGGTGAACCAACAAGTGGACCGCCCGCCATGTTGAAGACCGTCAACCCCGTGACCAATGGAAAGTGGGTGTGCAACCAAGAACTTGATTTTGCCTCCCTGCCAACGCTTCAAGCTTTCATCATTGAACAACTCAGCCCCCGGACAGGCGGCAAGGATGCGGGTTTGTTCATGGGTGAATTGGGTTGCCACAAGCAAGGGTTCATCAATGTCCTTTTGCAGTTTAATCAGTGCTTTGATTTTTGCGTCATGGACAACCCCAACCTTTTTATTCTCGTCATAAATTGCACCGGACGTTGCTTGAAGAAGCTTTTGAATCAAAGCCCCCTGATTGACTGCAACCACTTCAAGCCCTTGGTCTTCAAGCAGAGTCAAAAACTCTTTTTCAAGTTCCTTGTAAACCTTCCGCCCGGCGGGGGGCAATTTGATTTCAATGTCTTCCGTGACCGTTGGCGGGATGTCCAACCAATCTTCTGAACGTAGGGTCAAAGCAATGTCCGCAACCCGTGCTTCAATGAACTTTTCCGCCCCTTTGCGGATGACAAACTTGGGGTATTGGGAATATGCATTGTCCGGTTCAAAGTAAGCTTTTTGGAAATTGGTAAAAGCGGTCCCCAAGCGGTCCCCATTATCAAGCAACCGGATTTGGGCAAACAAATCCAAGTAAGAGTTGGGGCAGGGTGTCCCGGTCAACCCCCAATGGCGTTTGAACAAGTGCCGGAAGTCCCGGAAACCGTGAACCCGCTCTTTTACAATGACTTCATTGCCAAGGCGGTTGATTCGTTTCAGTGGTTCCCCATCTGGTCCTTTTGCCGGGCGGTTGTAACCGTTGACCCGCTTGCTTCCGGGGTTCTTGGCTTTGCTCAATTCATCCCAAGCCACAGTGTCAACGGGCATGTCTTCCGGGGTCATCCCCTTGAGTTGGTTTTTGCAGAACTTGGGGAGTGATTCATAATTTAAAGTATAAATGTCCGCTGTGCCTTCTTCCCAAGCTTTCAACCCTTCTTTGGTCCGTAGGCAAACGACCTTCATATACCGGAAATTAGACCACTTCTCAACCTCATGGGGCCAAGTAAGGGTTGCCACACGCAAGGGGGCGATGATAAGAAGCCCTTTGCCCTGCCCGTCTTTCAGAAGCCAATCAAACGCGGCAAGGACGGATGCAGACTTGCCAAGACCCATCCCGGCAAACAAGGCGGCAACTTCCCGAACCTTCAACCAATCAATGGCAAGGTGTTGGTGTTCCAGTGGGGTGAACTTCACAGTGTGGATTCAATTTTTGCAATTTGTTCACGTTGCCCGCGCGTGAGTGCCCGCAAACCCTCAAGGCGGCGGACTTCCCGACGGTCCTTGTTTGTCAAGGTCTTCCAATTCTTGGGGATCAGAAGTTTGCGCAAGACGGTTTTCGCTTCGTAAAAGGTAACAAGTTTTTTCATGTGCAATAAATATCAATGTAAGTTTTCGCGTCTTCCAAACTGTCAGACCAAACAGCGTTGCCGCCATTCTCTTTAATTTTTCTCAAATGCTTTTCCTGCAACCCAGTTGGGGTCTTACCGGGGGCTTTTAGTTCCATGAACAAGACCACCCCGTTGGGCCCAATGAAGATGCGGTCCGGGACACCTCGGTTGGCAGGGGATGAAAACTTGAAGGATAGGCACCCTTTGCTTTTGGCATATTTGCCAACCTTGGTTTCAAGCTGTGTTTCAAGCCCCATTAAAAC